AAATGACCGTGATGTGGTATGGCATCTCATCCCCTCAGCCAATATGCTTCAACACTTCAAAGCCGATGCTTCACGCCGTGATGCTACGGGTATGCTCAGCCCGTTGATTGAAGCACGCTATTCTCAAAGCACCCACCCCGGTGGAGGCGAATACATTTCGCAGACTGAAACGGTTTATGCAACCGATGAAACGGTGGTGTTAGATCCATATCTCAAGAGAGATAAAGACGCTAACTCCGTTGTCAAGCAACCGAGTAGTGCTATGCTTTCACTTGGTGCGAAAGCCACCGTCAAATTTGACGCAAAGACGGCTTCTCCTTCCAAGATTGTAGTGGACGATGCGACACCGTTCCCACAATCAGGCGTTCTTGTTATCGTTGGGTTGTCAGGTCAAATCTCCTACGGCAGTCGCACTCACAATTCTTTCAATTCGCTGACCTTAACGGGCGATTGCTCATCCACTGACCTAACAGGTAAGGTTGTGCGTGCGGGTAAGAATTCAAGCACTACGGTGGACTCCAAGATAGCCAATGTCGCACCTGCTGATTTGGGCTTGGTAGTATTGCCTTCGCTAATTGACAATGCTGTGTCGGTGGGTCGTTTGCTTACAGATAAGTGGGATGCGACCACAAGCGATGATAGTGCTGAAATCAACACGAACATGACCTACAAAGGAATCGGGCATTATGAGCCATCGGACTTCTTCATGCTTTCACCTCAGACATTCGTGATGAATGACGGACAAAACACAGGATTAGTGCGCTATCATCGCAAACCCGGCACAGGTGGAATGTCAAAGGTGTATGTGGACGGAGTGGAGATGACACCCACACGCTTCCCACCATACCTAATTGACGCTGAGGCACAGAAGTGGCGTGTTGCTAAGGCATCTAACAACGAGGGGGAGGGAGATGTGTATGACACCTTCTTGACTTTCAAGAATCTCACCGAAACAACCCTATCCGCTTCAGGTGTAGCCATTGAGAAAGTGCGTCTTGGACAGCACATGGGTGTTGGGTTGCGAACCACCGATGCCGCACTGTTGCTGTTGAAGGATGTGATGAAATCGTTGCCCGGAGTCGATCTTGAAGAATTCCGCATTTTCCTTGAGCAAAAAATGACCGACACGGGTGTGTATTCTTCTTATGGAGATAACACCGATGTAGCAAGGCAAGCGTTCCTATTTGCTCACCCCAACCTCCGTGATGCTGTTTTGCACAGTAAGGACTTCATCAGCCGTAAAGCGAAGGGTATTGGTATCATGGATTTGTTGCGTGATTTGTCACGGATTGATGGCTACCAATTAGCCCTATCAAGCAACGGTGGTTTGGTGTATTCACAGAATGTGTTCAAAGACACGGGGCGTGCTGTGGGGACGAGCAGTGGTCCACAAAACATCAGCATCAGCAGTATGCTTGAGATGGCGAATGAGGTGATTGTGGAGGGTGATACCACCGCCCAAAACGAAACCATTCGTGCGGTTGTCAAGGACTTGGAGAAGATGAAAGAAATGGGTGGTGTTGGTAATGAGGACGGCGTTAAGCGCACTATGCGTGTGTCCGTTCCCGGTGTCAAAGAAAGAATAGCCGCCCTACGCTTGGCGAAGGGCTTGCTTAACAGAAGCGCACAAGGTGCTTCACTCATTCGTGTTGAAGGACTCATCAAGAGCAGTGATATTCAACCGGGTGAAATCATCCGTGTGGACTTCCCCGCCGAAAAACTCAAGGGTGATTTCGCTGTCTTTGAAGTCACTACCGATTACAACACAGGAATGACCAACCTTGTGATGGGGCAGTATGAAAAGGGCATTGAGGGACTGTTGGCGGATCTTCAAACATCAACAGTCGGATTGACCGATGACGACCCAACAAATACCCATGAACAAATTGACATCACACTCAACGCACCTATCCGTGTGCTTTCAGCCCACCGAGTGATGACACGGTTTGTGAACGGCACTCGTTTGCTTATAGGAGGGCGTTGGCGTGGTGAGCCTACCACCAATCAATTGGGAGTCATTGGTGTGCGAGGGGGCGACACAGGCGTGCTTATCAACAATTCAGGGGGATATGCCACAGGCACTACCACGATGACAGTGGATGGGCATGATGCTACGGAGAGGTATGCACAGCATGATGTGGTGTTGAACGCCGAACACGATGTCATTGGATATATACAATCCGTCACCGCAACGACCATCACTTTGAAGGCGGGAAGCCTCGTAGCCGTGTCGGACAACGAGAGGCTTCGTGTTTCTTCAAGCCGTCAATTGCCCATCGGACACTCCAAATCAAAATTCTATGAGGTGAAATAATGCCCGTGTTAGATCAAGTGAAAGCCAAGTTAGCAGAACACCTTCAAACACTCGTTTCACAAATGAGCCTCGGCACAACAGGTGGACGGGCTACCACAAGGGATGGAGGGGCAGGGAATGTCGCTTTCTCCGTCACCCCAACCGTCCAACGCCTTGATGATAGGGTGGTATCAATCACAGGAACATTTGACACTCAATTGATTTCGGCTGACGATGTAAAGGAAGTCGTGGTTCATGGTGCAACCGTCCTTGACAACCCTGCCTTTCGTGCATCGTTTGTGCCGATTAGCAAAAACCAAACCACCGAGATTCGTGTGGATGTGGTAATGGAAGTGAGATGATGCGTGACGATATTGCCCTCGTTGATTTGTATTCAGGTGGCGGGGGCGTATCGCAGGGATTCAAAATGCAGGGTATTCCCACGGCGTTAGCCGTTGATTATTGGAAGCCCGCCTTAAACACTCACGCGGCTAATCACAAAGAAGCAAAGCATATCCATGCGGCAATTGGTAGTGATGAATTTGACAATGAACGCTTGATGCAGGAGATAATTGATGCGGTAGGTGGTCGTCAGTATCACATCAACGCATCCACACCTTGCCCTGACTTCTCAAGAGCATCACCGTTGAACATCGGTGATGGTGGACATGAGCGAGCCATGCGTGGTATGGCACACATCAACAATTACGGCAACCTATTGGATATGTTGGAAGCGAGTGAAAACCCGCCCGTTTCTTGGTCGTTTGAAAATAGCCCACGAGTTTTACCATACCTCATGGAGAATGCTGTGTGGAATCCACACCGTAGTAGGTGGATGGATTCAATTCAATCAATGCGACAACCCAAAGTCACAGCGGCGCAATTTGGTGCGCCTACACACCGTGGGAGGGCGGTTCTCGGACAAGGTTTTGACTTGTCATCACCCTATCTCCAACGCCCCAAAGCCTCACCTTTGGATTTCCTACCACACTTGACAGAAGAAGAAAGGGAAGTGCGCGATCACAAAGAAGAAGTCCTTGGTCAATTGGTTCAGCGTGGTGTTATCCGACCTGACATAGCCCGTTATTTGATGGGAGATGTTTTCATCAACGATACGGGGGCGGTTGACATCGGAACAGGCGGTGCGGAATGGAATGACAACAGAAAAGGCTACACATGGAAGCACACCCGCCCTGCATCACAAACCATACCCGGTTTGATGTCGTCAAACCCTGCGACACACGCCTACAACCGAGTGCTGACTCCAACCGAGATGGGCATTTTGCAGGGCTTCCCCGAAGATTACGATTGGTCGCCCACTGAGGGGCATAAATACATATCAGGAAAGAGCGTCACGGACGCATCAACGGGTGTCATTGGGAATGTGTTCTCACCGTTTGTCACGAATGCCTTAGCGGGTAGTGTGTTAGAACATTTGAACACCCCAAGGCATATACAGACGAGATTATTTTGAGGTGAAAATATGGGAACAACGGGACTCGGAGAAGGACACGAAAAAACAGGAACAGGCGCAACATGGCAATCCGATGGGTTGCGTGATACCGATGTGCTGTCCTCCGCTACGCTGACAAACCTCGTTGAGCGTGGGTTAGGGAACGGTGTCATTCCTATCACCATGACTGATTACAGTGCCGACTCAGGGGCGGGTGATCGGAACAACCCCATCAGTGGGAATTGCTGTGTGCGACCAAACACGAGTGGCGATGCGAATGAAATTTTCGTGGACACGGGAGTGGTATGCCTTGACGGTGTTTTCTATTCCGTTGGTTCAGCCTCAGCCTTTGACATTGACACGGCTTCCTATTACAACAGCCGATTCAATGCGGGTGGTATGGTGTTGCCTTCCGCCGCTAACGAAGAGTGTTGGGTATTGGTGATTGCCGATCCCGAATTGGCTTCAACGAACAACATTGGTTTGGTATGTGGAACGGTGGTTGATGTTAGCACAGGTATCTATCCACAGATGCCTTCCTCTCACCTCGTCAAGCAGTCCGTGGTTTTAGCGGCGGTTCGTGTTTCCTATGCTTCACCACTAAATGTGGCGGCAATTGAGGACAAGAGGCTGTTCATTCGTGGTGGACCTATCCCACTCACCATGCTGACTGACCCTTCGGGGAACGGTATTGACCCCCAAAACGACTACGGTGGAACACCTGCTTTGCAGTCGGGCGATCTCCCAATCAGCGCATTGGGGCTTCTTTATGCACGAGATCCCAATGGGTTTCAACCTCTCGCCCCATCACCACATGGGGATGGTCAGGCTCACTTGTTCTATCAAGCAGATGGTCAAGTCGGCTCAGGGGCAAACGGCGCATACCAATTAACTCCTGTGCATAAACAGGCGAAAGAAACCAAGACCTATTCAGGTGCGGGTCCGGTGAACCTCACGCTTACCCCACTACCCGATGAGATTGACGCTTCAAAGCACCTCATCACAGCCACATGGTTTGGCTCAAACGCAACACAAATGTGTCCTCTCAAAGAGGGAACACATTTCACTGTCGCAGGTAAGGTTGTGACATTCCTTGATTTGTCCACCACCGTCATCGCACCGTTAGGACCACTTGGTATCGGTGAGGTTGAATTCTATTACACCCACGCAGGGTATTGACATGAAGAAGGATTACCGAGCGCAATTGGAACAAGAGTGTCCTTCGTGTCAAACGGTGGGACTTGCTCG